CCGGGGCCTGTTGATTCGAGTCCCCAATCTGCAAGTCAGCAATAGAAGCAAACCGGCGCCCCTCTTCCACCATAGTCCCCAATAGGGCGGCAAGCACCTGAGAGGGCTCTTTGTACGGAAGGAAGGGAATAGCGTCCTTAATGGCGCCAGAAGGAACATCAACGTCCCTAAATTCACCCGGCATCAAAGGCGTACTATCGCCCTTAATCCTCAATCCACGAGCCTTCAAACCAGCCGGGAGGTTAGCCAACGTCCCGGCATCCACAAGCTGCCGAAGAATAGACGTGGCAGACTTGGCAATACCACCAATCAAATGAATCAAACCAAAGGCATAGAACCCAAACCCAGGAACATACCCATATTGAACGAAGTGCATCCGCTTCAGCTTCAGCGGATCATCCTGGCGCCAGTTCCGATAGATAGACAGCACCAAACCACTCTGGCGATCAATAGTGACAACGTAAGGAAGGGCAATACCCGTAGGTTCGCCGTCCTCCCCCTTGTCCTCAAACCCTTCAATGTCCAATTCGACGTGCATTTCAAGGAGTTGGTGGCGATCATCAGCATTAGCCTCAGTCTCGCCCGTCAATTCATTCTTACTCTGCTGAATTTGACTGATCTGCGTTACGGGTTCGGGCAAATCAATGTCCCTATAGAACCCTGAAACCTGCAACTTCTTCAATTCATTAGGATATTTATACATAATGTGGGTATAGCGGGGGCAGGAAAACAAATCAGAAGCCCCATATGGCGCCACTAAATCTTCTGCTGGCACAAACATTGCTACAGGGCGCCCGAAAGAAGGGTCAAAATACACCTTCTTAAACGCGGCCCCAGCCAAGGGAAGGTTAAACAGCAGCCGTTCATGCTCGGAACGGTACTCACTCATCTTTTTAGTCAGATGATAGTTTAGATCATTCTTAACTCGAAGGGCCTGCTTCTCTTTCTCTGGTGTGACCTTACCCTCAATATGGGTTCGGACGGGGCCACCGGCCGGGAAAGTCTCCATAATAGACTGAGACTGAAACCTAACCGCCGCTTCAGACAGAATAGGGTGAAACACCCCACAAGCCCCAGCCCAAGGGGTAGAACGATCTTCAATTTTCAAACCAAGAAGGTCCAAACCACTCTTGTATGTCTTTTCCCAATCAGCCCTAGACCTCAAATCATTATCAAAATGGGCAATAAGTTCCTGGGAAATAGAACCAATAACACTATCATCAATATACTCAGCTAGATTAGAACCAAACTCCGGTTCACCATCTTCTTCAGAACCAAAGATAACAATGGCGCCACCATCTTCAGTCTCAATGGTGACGGCCTCTGGATTCAAAACACCAATAGTAAGGTCAGGGGCGCCCCCGTCCAATGAATACTCAAGAGGCTTTTCAACACTCATTCAAACTCTCCATAATCGGGGTATGGTCCAAGTAAAACACCCCTGTCAAGCCATTTAATAGTATTCAGCCCTAGCGGGTGGACTATAATCGTCCTCATCATCACTTGGAAGCCTCAATAAACCACCCTGCCTGTACCTCATAAGGGCCATAATGACAGTATCAACATAGTCATCATGCGCCCCCACAGGAAAAGCCGCACACTCTTCAATCACTTCATTAGCCCAATTACCAGTCGGCGCCCAAACAACCCCTGATGCAAATATGTCAGAGATAGAATTGGCGCGCATCACCTTATCGCCGGATGCTCTAGTCGGGGTGAACTCAGAAACCATCACCCCGGCCTGTCTCAATTCATGGATCAAAGGCAACCCGGACGCCTTGGCTTCAATCAGGAAGGTATCGGGCTCCCATTCTTTATATATCTCAATGGCCTTAGCCTTTAGATCGGGGAACTCCAAACGATCCTTCCAGGCGTCCAGCATGATAATGTTAGACCCACCTTCGTTCTCATTCTCAAACACCCCCCAAACGGTAAAGGCCGAATAGTCGCTCCGGTTGTTTTTGGTGAAGGCGGTATCCGAGGCAATGATAATGTATTCACATTGGGGCAACCGCTTCTTATCCCAACGGCGCCACCATTCTCGTTTGAGAATAGCCCCTTCTTCTGAGGTGGGTTGCTGTTGGTACTGAGCGTTCCACTTGGATGCGGGCAGTTCGGCCTTCAAAGCCTCTAGGGCGGGTTTTGACCAGAACGCAGGCCACATAGGTTCACCGGATGGGAGAATAGCAGGTAACTCAATCACCTCCCATTGGTCCCCATCACCACGGTCAATGGAGGCTTGTACGAGGCGCCCTGTAAGATCACCAACACCCCAGCGGGTTTGTACCACGACTATAGCCGCGTTAGGTTGTAACCGCTGCCTAGGGCCAGAGGAATACCACTCATACACCTTCTCAAATACTTTGGGGTCATGAGCAGCCTGAATAGCCTCCTGCTCGCTGTGGGGGTCGTCAATGATAAACAGGTCAGCACCCTTACCAGCGATAGCGCCACCGACACCTACGGCGAAATATACCCCGTTAGCGGTGGTGTTCCATCGGCCAGCAGCAGTCGAGTCAGCCCGCAACCCAACATCAGGGAAAACAGATTGGAAAGATTCATCCTTGATTAAGTTTCTAACCTTGCGCCCGAAATCAACCGCTAACTCGGCAGTATGGGTAGCCTGAATAATCTTCTTCTCTGGGTGATTGCCCATAAACCAAGCAGGCAATAAATATGAAGCAAATTCCGATTTTGAGTGCCGAGGCGCAAGATTGATAATAACCCTCTTACATTCCCCTCGGAGGACGCGATTGAATACATCTGCCATAATTCTATGATGGGCGCCCTCAATAAACCCAGGCCACATACGCTTCACAAATGTAAGAAAGTCGCCTTTGGCTTTTTCTTTATCCTTAGCGTCCTCCAAACCCTCCAACAGCTTCAACAACTCAACCTGATCCGCAATCGGCATCGAAGATAACTTTGGCAATATCTGAGCAATAGCAGCAGCGTCCATAAATCACCAAAAAAAACCCGGCAGCCCTAAAGCCACCGGGCAAGTTTCAAAAGGAGACACATGCCTACGGAGGATAGACACCAATACAACCTAGAGAAAGATCACCAACATTACAACCCCTAAAACAATACCGCTATTAACATAACAATCAGCCATGACCCTATAAACGCGCCAGCCACAAAGACCGCCACAATAAACAACATAGCAGCCAATACATCAAGAAACCGACTAGGCGTCATAACTACCCCTGATAGCAATACCGGCTATCAAAGGGGACCAGAAATTGCAAAGGGGGTGGTTTCCATATACAGAAATATGAAACAAAGTAATAAAATTACAAAGGGGGTGGGGGTCCACGCAACAAATTATAATCTCGTCAGCGAGTGAAAGTAAGAAAGTTGCGCGAACCACAGAAACTATAACATATATGCCCTAGTTTAGATGAAGTGAATTGTGAATGTGATAAGGAAAAGTGGGGGAGTAAGTGGTTGAAAAGATTGGAAAGTGAAAATTTATGAAAAGATTGGTGTGGAATACTATGTAAACCCACACGCATGCGTTCGCTGATTACCCCCTTCCCCCCGTGGGTGGGGTCCAGCCATGCCCGATCAGAACCCCGTCTAGCCTGCCCTGATTGGATTCTATCCGATAGCACTACGCTACATCTAATAGGCTAAAACAAAGCAGGAACATCTAACGTTAGGCCAATGATCCTGACCTATCACCCAACACTAGGGACGCGGCGATAGGGTATGCGCCGCTTGTGGCAAAGGTGCGGACGGTCATCGGCTGGAATATCTAGCCACCGGATTTGCAGGTGCGGGATTTCAAGGGCGCGATGCAGGGGGTGGCAGATGTCTGGGGGGTGTAAAAATAATTCACGCGCCGCGCATTTTTCCTGTTGACATTGCGGACCAATGGTCCTATTTATGGTTCATCAGCAAGGGCAATCAAGTCCGGCTGGCACGGAAGATAGACAAATGAGCGCTTTTCAGAAAAACGATTTGATTGAATTTTACCCTGGCGAAAACATCGCATTCAAGGGTTATGTTCTGAAAGTAGCCAAAAACGGACGAGTTTTTGTTGAGCGGTGGTTTTCGTTCATGAACGTTGGTGAGCCTGAACTGCGCCGCGAATGGCGTGACACCAAAAACGCGGTTTTGGTGCGGAGGCGCGGATGAAAAGCAAGGTTTGGGTGTTGCCATTTATTTTGTCTTTTTTGCCGCGGTCTTTGTTGCAAGACGCACTTTTTGAACAATGGACCAGAACCCTTTCAGAAGGTGATCGTGTTCGCGTTCGCTATTGGGGTGCAACAGGAAATCCAGAACATCACTATTTCGCTTGGGCGGATGATCTTCCCCATGACCCCTGACCAATTCCGCGCCGCCCTTGCCGATTTGGGCTTATCCCATTCCGGCTTCGCGCGCCTTGCCATGGTGGACGTCCGCACTGTCCGCCGCTGGTGCGACGGGACGCGGGCCGTGCCTGGGCCGGTGGTGGCGCTGCTGGGGATGATGAATAAACAACGCTTGACAATAGTCTTTCCGATGTTACCCGCATAAGGTACATTATGGAAAGATTAACCTATATTCGGTTAAGTGCCTGTTTTCATTAGATGTTCTAGTTTCTCTCTCAGGGCCTTAGATACGGTCTCAGCGTCTTGGGATACGCTAGCTTCTTCTGAGGGCTTCTCGAAGGCAGCAACGCCGCCTAGCTTGCCTAGCAATTCTAAAGCCCTGATGCGACTGGCGGGGCTTGAATCGGGATCAAGGGACTCAATGTGCAGTCTAGCGATGACGTGTGCCCTGATTTTGGCGGAATCAAGCCTATCTCCTGCCTGTTTAAGCGCCTTTATCTCATCTATCCTTGACGCGATCCGAACATCACTCATGAGGCGCGAGGCTACTTGATAGACTGATTCTTGACTCATGTTCTCGGCATCATAGGCGATACGATATGCGGCAGCTTGTGAAGGATATAGGCCAGAGGCTACAGCCTGACAGAATGCTTCTTGCTTTATAGTTAGGGCTGGACGTTCAGCATTGAGGCTTGCCGGAGAGATTGAGATAACATTAGAGGCGCCGGGATTAGTGTCGGGCATATATACAGGGAGCCGAGACTTGGGCTTGTTCCCTACCTTACCTTTACTCCCTATTAGCTTACCCATGGCGCCATCTATCCCGCTTGCGCGGTAGCGTCCGATTACCCACCGCGTCCGACTAACCTACTGGAAAACATAGCCTTTAAACAATAACGAAAAAAAGACAAAAAAACTATTGACAATGGCGAAAAGGCTATTTAATGAAGGAAACAGGCGACCAAACAGAGGAGACCCGCCATGTATGACTTCGAAGAAGAGCTCGATTCTGCCATTGAATCAGCCAGGGAAGCCATGCCGGAGAATATCGCGGCGCTGATCAATATGGCGAATTCTGACCTATACTCCGGTCCCCTATACCTAGACGAGGATGGGGAAGAATGTTCTATATGGGATGAAGGCGCGAGGCCTTTTGATTTCAGCAAGGCTCTTGATACCATCGGAGATTGGCTCTCGGTTAACGTGGAAAGCGTCAGGGTTGAAATGTTTGACACTGATGAAGATGGGGAGGAGGTTTCATGGTTTGAAACCATCCAAGATTCCGCCCAGCATATACGCCGCGCCTTGCTTGGCAGGGAGCTTGCTTCACACTTCTGAGGATTACTTCACGCGATAGCAGGCTTGCTTGCTATCTTGTGAGGTAATCACGCCCAAAACAGGAGACTATGACCATGTCCGACTATTCCGTATCATCCATCGACTTTTGCACCCAAGGCTTCGAGCGCCTGCGCTGCAATAATGAAATCCTACTGGTAGCTTATCCCACCGCAAGGCAAGGCGCTAACGCTATCTGCCGCGAAATCCTGCTAGACCTACTAGCCTGCGACCAAGGCGATTTTGACTATAGCGCAGCGAAAAAAGCCATTAGGCTATATTTCAAGGCGCTTGCGGCACAATGGAAAGGCGCTAACGCTCTTTCAGTCTTTGGCCGGGATGCTTTCCCAAAAGAGCGCGGAGAATATGAGACGGGATGCGCCTTCTATGTCTATCTTTCCATCCCCGAGGAAGCCTAATCCGCTATCGCGTTACGTCCGATAACCCCTTAGAGGAGATATTGACCATGCCAGAAACCCTTGAAATCCAAGCTTTCGCTTATACCGAGTTATCGCCAGAAGCCCAAGAAAGGGCGCGCGGTTGGTGGATTACATCATACGAACCGGACTTTGACTGGCTTTTGTATGATATAGAAGAGACAGCCACCATGCTAGGGATTGAGATAGAGAAACGCGGCAATAGGCGCGCAATCTATTGGCAGGCCGCCCATTGCCAAGGTGATGGCGCTAGTTTTGCTGGTTCTTATTATTACCGCAAGGGCGCATTGGCCGCGATTATGAAAGAACGCCCAACAGATACCGCCCTTCATGCTATCGCCCGAGACTTGCAGGAAGCACAGCGAAAAGCCTTCTATGGCCTTTCCGCCCGCATAGAATCCCGCCGCGATACTAGCGTTTCTGTATCTGTTACAAATGACCGCGACAGATACGGAGATTCCACCCGAGAGCAGGAGGAGGATATTGCCGAATCTATGCATGATTTCGCCTATTGGATTTACCGCCGCGCCCTAGATACATGGGACGCGGAAACAAGCGAGGAAGCCATTGCCGATTGTATGGCCGCCAATGAATACCGCTTCGATGAACGCGGGCGGATTATATACTAGGCCGCTTTCGCGGTAACGTCCCCCTAACCAAAAGGATTCAAACCATGGGAATCTACAAGGTAAAGCTAATGCGCCGCACAGGCGAAGGCAAGGAAGTCACCTATCTTTATGTCAAAGCGCCAGACACCCAAGGCGGGTATCAGAAGGCAGCAGACAAAGCAGAAGCAAAGCTTGAAAAAGAAAAGCGCCTAGGCTTTCATGCGGTGGACGTGATGGCAGTAGGATAACCACCTAACCCGCGCGGGGCTTGTCCCCGCCTTCC